TCAGTTGATGAGCCGTTCGCTGGCTTGGGCGATGGCGTCGTCCTCTTCCTCGTCGCGCCAGAGGTGGCCGTAGGTGTCCATCGTCATCTTCAACGTGGCGTGTCCGACGAGCTCCTGAACCTTCTTCGGCTTGGGCTGCGGCGTCTGCGCGAGCCACAGGCTGACGGCGACGTGGCGCAGGACGTGGGGCTTGAACTCCGCGACCGGGCGGTTCTTGCCCTTGCTGTCGGGTAGCATCATCACCAGCCCGGCGGCGCGCATCAGCGGCATCCAGCAGTCGCGGATGAAGTCTTCATAGCCCCAGACGCCCTCGCCGGTCTTCGGGTTCGGGAACAGCCGGCCCGGCATCAGTCGGCGCTCCCGGCGGCCGTCTACGTGCTGGAAGTGGCCGACCGGCCCGCGTTTCAGGCGCCAGGCGCGAACGGCCAGGGCTGTCGTCTGCCCGATCGGCACGTCGCGTTGCCCCTTCTTCGTCTTCGGAGGGTCCAGCGTCCGATGCGTGCGGTCGAGCCGCTCCTTCACGCGCAGCTTGCCACCCGTCGTCCGAACCGCTGCGGCGTCGTCCGCCATGCCGAGAGCTTCCGATATACGCAGCCCGCCAAACATGAGGATGCGCACCACGGCACTGTCGCGTTCAGGGTTGGTGCTCTCGGTAGCGGCCTTAACCAGTGCGGCGAGCTGATCCTTGGACGGGAGGGAGAAGGGTTCGCTATCAGCCTTCTCTCCATCGCCCTCCACGGCGCAGGCCTGAGCCGGGTTCGCCAGCAGCCACCCGCGCCGCGCGCCGAACCGGCACCACGTCACCAGAGAGCGCCTGATCTGGCGCGCGAGGTTGATGGAGCCGCCGCTCTGCACGACCTCGTCGAGGAAGCCTTGAATGTCGGGAGACCGCAGGTTGGAGAGCCGGGTGCGTCCGATCTTGTGGTCGCGGATATGGGTGTCGAGGATCGACTGATAGCCGTCCGCCGTGCCGGTACGCCGGGCGCCCGCCCTGACAAGGCCGTGGAAGTTGGCGATATGGGCTTCGGCCAGCTGCGTCACTGTCATGGTGGACGACCCGCCGACCAGCCCTGCCGACACGCTGTCGAGCCAGGCCTTGGCCTCGCCCTTCAGGTCGAAGTTCTTGGACTGCCTGACGCCGTCAGGGCCAGCCCACGTCGCGCGCCAGCTGACCTTGACGCTGCCGTCCTGGCGCGGCCGGTTCTTGATCTTGCGGACGTTAGCCATGCGAAGCCCCTGAGCGTGCCGCATACAGGCACGTCAAGCCGCCGATGTCATCCGTCACGCGACCCGCACGTTCGGAGCCAGGGTCTCGTCAGCCTCAAGCCATGCGTCCAGCTCGTCGGGGAAAGCATAGAGGCCGATGCCGTCGCGCTTCCTGATCGGGCAGGACCAGCCCTTCTCTCGGGCGTGATAGACCCAACGCTCGGGCCGGCCGAGATAGCTGGCGATGTCGGCGGCGCCCTCCAGACGGACGCGGCGGGTCGGCGTGCTGTCGTTCGCGGCGCTCATTCGTCACCTCTGCGGTCGTCGGCGGCCCTGTCGATCACAAGCAAGACCAGAGGAAGAACTGGCCAGGCAAAACAGAACAGGCTGATCACCACGCCTCGTTCGGTTTTTTGCTCGTCACGCCCGAAGTATCGGTTGTGCAGATACAAGCCCCGCAACAGGCAGGCCATCATGCCAGCGGTGTACACGGCGAGAAGAAATCCGATTGTGAATGCAGCGCTCATCGTCCCTCTCCATCAGGGGGCGTGGTGGGCCTGAGTCGGGCGATTGTCTGTCGCGCGGACTGGATGGCTAGAGCGTGCGTGGTGCCGAACTGGCGAGCTATTGATTCCGGCCCCGCCGCTCCGCACGTCGCCGCGTCGAGTTGATCGAAGGCGCGGATAGAGAGTTGCAAGCGTTCGCGATCAGTCATCGTTCATCTCCCTGTGCCTTGGCTTTGAGAATGGCGATGCAGAGGGCGATGGCAGCTGGCTTCTGAAAACCTTGCAGAGCGTCGGCTTCCTTTGACGAATGCGGCGCCACCTTCACATACCACCCATCAGAATACCGCCGCAGTTCGATCCACCACCCAGGGATGATCCGATCAGCTAGCGCAAGGGCGGCGTCGATGGATTGGCTAAAGCCCGGAATAAAGCCCGTACGTTCATGGCGCTGAATGTCTTCGGCGTGCATCTTGTAGAGCCAGCCAGCCCCGTCGAACCTCACAAGTTCGTATCCGTTGGTCGCCGCCCAGACAACCGCATCCAACTCTCGGCTCCCCACCTCAGCGGCTTCCAGTCGAGCAATCAGTTCCTGCATATCGGCCATCACTCTCCAACCTCCTTTGCTTGGTTAGGGGCGGATGGGAGGGGTTCCGACGGCCAAGCCCCAAGAACATCGCGCGGCTTCCATGCCCAGCAAACCATTGACGGCATCACGCCTTTTCCGATTTGCCGCCATGAGCCCGCCATGAAGTGAGCCATAGTCGGGAACCCTGCGGTCGCTTCGACGTAGCGCCCCATAGCGATTATGACCGTCCCATCCTTCGGAGCCGTAGCAATATTCCGCCACTCCGTCAGATCGCTGAGGGCAGCGGCGGCTTCATTCAGCAGGCCGTAATCTCCACGGTCGGTCTTCATGCTGACGACGCCGTTTGCGGCCCCCTCCAGCCGTTCGATGAGCGCGCTATGGTCGGTCATTGGCGATGGCCCTTCGCTTCCCGGCGCTGACGTGCGCGGCGTTGCTGGCGGTTCTCCGTAGGCGGAGTCCAATCCGTCTCTGGTGGCTGTTTGGCGAGTTGCATCTCAGCAAGCGCCTCGGCCTCCTGACGCGTCACGGGATGGGCCGACAATATCGCTGCCGCATAGGAGGCCAGCAGCATGGTCGTTCTGGTCATTGGTCGGCTCCCTGGTTGGCGAGGGCTTGGCGGGCGAGGCGAATGTCACGGACGGTGACACCCGAGCGGACTGAGTCGTTCCACCGCCAATCGTCCTCAGACCATAGGCCGTCGAGCTTCTCTGCGGCCCTCGCGAACGGCTCCAACGCCTTCCGCAACTCGTCGCGCTGGCGCTCGGCTTGGGTGAGGCGACGCGCGGCTTCATCAGCAATGCTCTCGGCCACGTGATCCCCGACGCACACTCCGTCAGTTTCGGTCGATCCGGGGAAGTTGGCCTGATCGTCTTTGAACCACGGGTAGCCAAGCGCCTTGCCGAGAGACTGGCAAATCTCCTCGTTGGACTTCGACACGGCTGTTCGCAGGCGATCCACCTCACCACGCAGCGCCGCTATCTCGGACAGGAGGGCGGAGGCGGCGGTGTCGAAACCGAAGACGAAATGCCTCACAACCGCAGGGGACAGGCCCGACGCATCGACCTTGATGTGTTCTCGCAACAGAGCCTCAATCCGCGCTAGTTCCGCATGGTCGGCTGTCTCTCGGGTGGTGGGGGCGGTCATGCGACGACCTTCGTGACTGCGTAGGCGTGATCCAGCGCGTGCCTGATGGTATGGTGGAAGGTGACGAGGGGGTGCATCGCCCACGACCCGAGAGGGCGCAGCGAACGCGGCTCAAGCTCCACTCCAGGGACGACGACCAAAACCCGCTTTCCGTTCCCTATGGCCATGCCGACTTCGATCAGCGCGCCTTTCAGCGGGAAATCATCGGGCTCGGCGTAGAGGATAAGGAAGTCCGCAGACCTCACCTCGTAGTCGATCCTGCGCCACAGGTCGGTCATGCAGGCGGTTTCGCCCTCACCGGCCTCATCAATCCAGGTCGCGGTGATCTTCACGCCGCCATCCCGCAACTTGCGCCACATGGCGGGTCGCTCGGGCAGGCTGGCGCGGCTCGCTGTGTAAAACTTGCTCATGGCTTCGCATCCCCATTCAGGGCGTCAGGGGTGGAGGATTGGCCACCATCTGCTTGGACTTCCCACTGCTGGATGGCGTCGGTCAGGCCCTCAGCGTGCGAAAGTGCGTCTCCGGTCCAGATAGCCGGAACCGCGCGGACCTCGGCTACAATGCTGTTCGCGCGATCTGCCCACTCGACCGCGGTCTCATAGTTCTGAGCGGGATAAATGTCGTCTGGGCCTCGAAGATGCAGCATCCAAAGGGCATAGCGAGCGCCGCAGCATTGCTCCCCCTCGCGGGCTTCCGGCGCAGACGACAACAGTCTCGCCACGATCTTTTCAGCCTCAAGCGCAGCCTGTTTGGTTCCGACTTCTAGTGCCCTGTGTCCGCCGTCGCCGTGAATGACTGCCAGCAGGTTTCCTAGCGCTTCCTCGCGGGCTTCCGGCGCAGACGAACGGGCGCGGAGGGCTGCAATCAGTCGTTTGATCGTTGCCGGGTTGGCGGCTGCGATGAACTGCCCGTCCTTAAAGGCGTTGGGGCCGTCCCAGACTTGCGCGATGGCCTGACCTTCACCCTTCGCGCCACCGCGAACCTCGCAGTTCATGTGTTCGTAGATGGTCCCGCAGGCTTTCCACGGCCCCTGCGTCGCGGCATCGGCCAGCCTATCCAGTTCGGACCAGTTATCCTCCCCCGCCCCCTCGGCTGGGGCTTCATGGCGGGGGGTGAGGGCGGCTAGGCCGTAACCGCATCCAGCGAGGGATGAGACCAGCGTCTGTTCCAGAGCGGGCTTGCACCACTCGATGACGCCGTCCCTATCGGTCTCAACCGATCCGTTTGCGATGGCGTCGCCAATGAACTGATCAATGGCGTCCGACAGGCTGCACGCCCCTTCGCCTGTAATCTCGGCAAGCTGGCTTTTCAGGATCGGATCATACCGACGCCGAGCGTGGTCATAGCCAGCCATTACGGCATTGCAGAACCATCCGATCAGCCACCCTTCGTCCATGTCTGGATAGCCGATACGGATAGCGGTGGAGCGAAACTCTTCGGCCCACAGCGCACCATCCATGCCGACGCGCGCGAGGAAATCCCCCGGCAGTTCGTCAAGTTCCCCCACCCCCTCCCGCGCTGGGGCTTCCGGGGATAGGGCGGCGAGACGCGTGTCGTAGAGATAGGCGCGCGCTTCATCCGTAGCGTGGGTGCGGATTTCTTTCGACAGGCTCTGCGCGATCACCAGATTGTCGAGAAGGGTTCGGAGCGTCTCCACCTCCCCACCCGCCAGCGATGACGGGGCGGGGGCGGCTGCGAGACGTTCAGACAGGAACGGCAGCAGCGCTTCGGCAAGTGCACCGGCTCCGAGGCTGTGATTTCCGTCAACGCGGCGGATTTCCTGCGCCAGGTCATCAACCGGCACGACGACGCTCTGGGGGGATGGGGTGACGGTCATGCTTGGCCCTCCGGGGCGTTATGGTTCACTCCGCCGCTTTCAGCGTCTCCGTCCCGGCGGTGGATGGGTTCGGCGTTGCGGGTCTCGCCTGCCGTAGCCTTGGCGATGGCTTCACGGGCCTGATTAATCGTGTCGAAGAGGGCGCTTCCGATCAGCATCCCCTCTTCGGTTCCTTGAATGTGGAACCGGGCGATCTCAGCGTTGCCGAGCAAGTCCCGAAGCGCATCCAGCAGATCAGGCGCGGCAGTGATCAAGGCGGCATCAGCGTCGTTGCTGTTCAGTTCCCAGACCACAATGGCGCCATCGAACGACACGACGGTATCGCCGTCGATGTGCCAAGTTCCCTTCGTATGCCCACCAGCAACAGAACCGCCGGGGGTCACGCTCTTTGCGCCGGAGTGAGGAACGGAGGTCATGCTGCCACCTCAAGGTTGGCGAACATGCCCTGATCGCGAGCGATGCGGCTCCGTGCGATCTCGGCATATTCGGGGTTCAGTTCGATGATGGTGCAGTCGAGGCCCATGCGGTCAGCGACCAGGGCCGTGGTCCCGGCACCGCCGAAGGGGTCGAGGACCTTGGCCGGCGCGTGGCCAGCGCCGCATTTGCAGGATGGCGCGAAACCGGTCGTGGTGACCTGATTGCTCCAGCCGGGAACGTGGCCGTCCTTCTGACGATTGGAGCCCGCGTCCTTTCGGTCGGCTCCGGCGTCGCGGCCATCGACAACCCCACGCTTTGCCGCTTTCGCGGTTGGAACAAGAACCGTCTCGGTCTGCCGATCCCAGGGGGCTCCGCATGCGTCGCAGCACCGCTTAGGCGCCGTCAGCAGGCATCGCTCGGCTAGGTCGGGCGGGAACGTCGCAAAGTGCGCATCACGGAAAGGCTGGGTCGCGATGGGCCAGACTTGAACCGGGGCGGGCTCATAGTTGCGAAGGTTCCGCCCCTCACCTCTCGGCGTCGCCTCGATGCCGGTGTGGGTGATGTGGCCAGCATGACGGGGGCTGGCGAACTCAGACGCCCGGCGCTTTCCGCCCACGGCCTTCATGGTGCCGTTCGACTTCGCGCCGCCGTTGGCCCGGTGGCTACCTTCTTGCGCGTCCACATCCTGCGCGAGGCGGCTGACGGACGTTTCGGCCAAAGCCTGACGGACGGCCGGGGCGTCGTAGAAATATCGCGCCGACTTGGTCAGCAGGAAGATTTTCTCATGCGACGTCGCCGGCCGGTCGTTGATGCTCTCCGGCATCGGGTTCGGCTTGGCCCAGATGATCTCTGACCGAACCCACCAGCCCGCTTCCTGCAGGGCAATGGCGAGCCGGTTGGGGACCATGCACAGGTCTTTCGCTTTCAGCGCGCCCTGGATGGTCGAGAACGGCTTGTCGCGGAACGTCCTGTCATCGGTGCCCGCCGCCTTCGTGTCGGCCGCGCTGCGACCGTTCGGAGACGTGGCATAGCAGTCGCCGTAGTTCAGCCAGAGCGTGCCGGTCGGCTTGAGGACGCGGCGAACCTCTTCGAACACCTCGACCATCACGGCCAGATGCTCGCCAAGGGTCGGCTCCAGGCCGATCTGTCCCTCGACGCCATAGTCACGCAGACCCCAGTATGGCGGCGAGGTGACGACGCAGTCGATGGAGTCCGCGGGCATATCGCGCAGACGATCCCGAACGTCGCCAATGAGGATAGAGACCCCCATCACGCTTCTCGCTGCTTGTTAGGGGTGGACTCGTTGAGGCGCTGCGACTTTTTGGACGGGAGTTTGACCGAACCCTTCGGAGGCCAGCGGTTCGCGCTCTGGATGGATGATCCGCCACGCTTCTGGCGCCGGGCGTGCTGGCCCGTTTCGCCGGCCTGAGCCTTGGCCTTGGCGCGCATGGCGGCTTCGGCCTTGGTCTTCTGGGCGTGGCAGGTGGTGCAAAGCGCGACGAGGTTGGCTCGGACGTTCGTGCCGTAGTTCCAGAGCGGGATGATGTGATCCACGTCCAGGGCTTGAGCCTCGCACCACGAACGGGCGCAGATACCGCCCTGCTCTTCCCGCACGCGGTCTTTCATGGCTTGAGAGACGGCGCGCTCTTCGGTCGAGCGGTCGGGCTCGGGAATGATGGAGAGGTCGGGCTTCATGCGGCCACCCGTTCGGGCTCGGCGTCGAAGTGCTTGATCGTCAGGCCCTGCTCTGCCGTCCAATGCAGGATCAGTTCCAGCAGGTCCGAGAACTGCGCCTTGCTCAGGTGCGACGACCGATGGCCGAGCGGGAAGATGCGCTCACCGTCCAGGCTGGCGCAGTAGTCCACCTCGTGGCCCAGCGCGTCCATGAAGACGGACTTCCAGAGGTCGGCGCTCATCTTGCGGCCGTTGTGGAGCGGGCGCTGTTTCGTGATCTGGCCAAGCAGCGACCAGAGCGCGGCGTTCTGTTCGTCGGTGCGCTTCGGCTCCCGGATTTCAAGAAGGAAGGGCTTTCCGGGCGTCCAGAGGGACAGGGCCTTGTCCACCCACAGATGGGCGTCGCGGCGAGCGCCGGGCGTCAAGCGGAGCAGGTTGCGCGACATCAGACCACCACCCGATCTTCCACGACATTGAAACCGGGGATGGAGCGCTTGCCGGCCCGCACGTCGTCGTCAGCCAGCTTTTGCAGGACCGCGTCGAAGGCTTCGGGGTTCGTCTTCCAATAGTGGACGGCTGCGACTTGGCTGCTGACCCGCTCGGCGCGCCAGACGGAGCGGAGCGTGGTGGCGCGGGCGCCGCCGGTCACATGGGCGCGGTCGGCAGCGGCGCGGTTGGCCTCGGTCGTCGCCTTGCGAGCTTCCGTGACCAGAGCCTCGGCGGCCTCCTTGGCTTCCAGATTGTCGGTCGCGGCGGCGCGGGCGGCCTCGGCGGCGGCCGCCTGAGCGGCTTCTGCCTGAGCGCGAGCCACCTTCTCGGCCTCGCGCTTGGCGTCGTCCTGAGCCTTGAGGAAGGGCGCCAGCGCGGCCTTGCACGCCTCGGCGGCGAGGACCGTCTTGCCCTTGACCCGCGTCGTGTTGCCGATCAGGGGCAGATAGCGTTCCTGCACCTCGGCCTTGCCGTCATCAAACGGCTTGTTCTCCAGCTTGCGAGCTTCGCCTGCGGCCTTCTCGGCCTGACGGATTTCGGCCAGCAATGCGCCGATCTCGTCAGCGACGGCCTGAGACGTGACCGGCTCGCCATCCAAGAAGCCCTTGGCCTGGGTGAACAGGTCTTCGATGTTGATCCGCACCGCATCAAAGGGCGACGGCTCATTGCGGAGTTGGACGTGACCATCAGCCATGACTACGCGGCCTCCTGCTGATCAAAGGGGGTGTCGCCGGGGAAGCTGTCGTCAGCGGCAGGCTTGTCGGCGGCGATGAACTCGGCGCGCCGGGCCTCATAGCGACGGGTGATTGTGTCCAGCTTGTCGGGATCGGCAGTGGACAGGGCGGCGCAGACCTTGGAGCCCTTGGCCCATGCGGCTTCCAGATCGACCCGGCTCGTCACCTTATTCAGGGCGCCGAGGAAGAGGTCGGCCCGGTCGTTCAGCGTCGGCTCTTTCGCCCCCCCGCCCTCGCTGGAAGGTTTGCCGGCCTCTTCGTCGGGGCCGTGCAGATCGCCCTTGTGCCAAAGGTCCAAGGCGGCGCCGAAGCGCATGGCGGCGTTGCGCAGGGCGTCGCCGATGACTTCCTTCTCGCGGGCGCCGGGGTCGGCTCCAGGCTTGGCGGCGGCGTGGCCGTAGCCGAGGCGCGTGACGCCACAGATCGTCAGCTTGATCCAGAGTCCGCCGTTGCTGTCGAAGGCCGGCAGGCCGTCGCGGAACGCTACCGGCTCCCACGACCACGTGGGGTCGGTGTCCAGCAGGCGATCCGTCAGCGCGGCATGGCCGACATAGTCCAGGTGCACAACGTCGGGATGGTGCCAGCTTCCGCACTCCCTGCAGCGGATGCCCTTTTTGTAGTCGGCCTTGACGGCTTCGGTCTGCTGCTTCGTCGGCTTGGGAAGCTTGCTAATGTGGTGCGCGGCGAACGGCGAGCGCAGCAGGGCCAGCCCCGTCAGCGGCGCCTCTGTCTTGGCATCAGTCATTGAGAAATCTCCGTGTCCATCGCGAACAGCACCCCCTCATCGCCGCAGTAGTCGCAGCAATGGGTCAGGCGGTTCACGCAGTAGGGGCAGGCCACAAGGTCGCCGTGGCGCGGGGCGCGGAAGGTCCAGCCATCCGGGGCGCTTGTTAGGCTCGACCCCCGTTCCGTGGCTGTGGATTGAGTGACGGCCATCACGAAGCGCTCCAGAGCAGAGCGGCCATGAAAGCCACGAACAGGGTGCAGGCCGATGCGCTGGTGACGTTGCCGATCCACCAGCCAGCCGAACGGCGGGGCATGAACGGAACGGACCACGGATCGCCGGGGCGGTCCTCGCAGGCCAGTTCGCGGTAGCGCTCGCGAGCCTCGGCCCAGGGCTCGGCGGGGATAACGCGGAGGTCGGTCACGCAGCCCTCGCAGCGATGGCTTCTGCGCAAGCCTTTCGGCCCGCCATTGCGCGCAGAAGTTTGCGGACCTCAGCGCTATCGACCGGAGGCTCGTAGCCCATGACAGCGCGCCACAGGTCTTCCTTGCCCTTGAAGTTGGCGAAGATGGCCCCGGTGGACATGCCCGCCGCCTTGGCGATCACGCGGATGGTGGCGGCTTCGTAGGAGCCAGGCTCGGCCCAGACGGCGCGAGCGGCGACGATCAGCTTTTCGCGGGTCGCGGCCTTGGCGAGTTGACGACGGTTCATGCGGCAATCTCCTGCGGGGCTTGCAGGGCAGCGAGAGCGGCGCGCAGTTCGTTGGCGCAGCGCAGGTCGCGTTCCTGAATGAAGGTGATGACTTCCGGGTCGAGCGGCTTGCGCTCTACGGCGGCGATGTCAGCGAGGTAGAAGTCCCGCATGGCCGCAGCCTTGGAAGGGGTGAGGGTGGTTCCGGCGATGGAGCGGATGGTTCCGGCCTCGGCCCAGTAGGAGACGGTCATGCCGCTTGCTCCCAGCACTCGCCATTCATGGCGGACCACAGGGCGCGGTCAAAAGCGACTTCCTCGGGATTGGTCGGGACCGGGCCGAAAGGGACGGTCAGCGCGTGGTAAGCGGCGCGGGCGGAACCGTAGCGGGCCACTTCAACAGCGACGCGGGCTTCGGCTTGTGTCTGTGTGGTGCTGGCCATCGGATCAGGCCCGCGCCAGCTCGGCGGTCATCGACGTGATGACGCGCTGCGGATTGGAGAAGGCGGCGGCGATGAACTGGCTGCGCGTCTGTTTGACGGTCAGGCCATAGGGCTTGCCCATCTCGGCCATGCGCTCGTCAGAGACTGCGGCGACCAGCTCTTTGACCTTCGCCATTTCCTCCCGCTTCGTAGCGCGGCGTTGGCGGGCGTTGGTCTCGAAAGCAGCGTGTTCGGCCTTCAGGTGCTTCGTGATCTGGGCGTCGATGTTCCCGCGCTTGGCGAGCGGGATATTCACAATGGCGTTGTCGGTCTGTGTGGTGCGGGCCATGTCGTGGGCTCTCTCTGGTGTGAGAGAACCCTACATAACGTAGACCAACAGCGCAAGCTAAAATCTACAGAATGTAGAGGATGGTCTCGGCGGTATACGTCAAAACCGGTCGCAGCTTGATAATGTAGACTCGCCAAAGATCGTCGTTCGGCTAAGCTTGTCCCGTTGAGGAAGCCTGTAGAATGCAGCGTAAGACGATCTATTGCACCCAGACGTTCGCCCGCATTGATGGGCGCATCGTGCCGATGAACCGGCGACAGCATCTAAACGCTGAGCGGGCGATGCGGGCAGCGTCGATCCTCGCGCAGCGCAAGGCGGGCGTGGCGGTGTTCAGCCTGGATGGTGTGCCGTCAGTCGATCACGCCCGGTCCTCGCCTGGATTTAGCCGTCAGTAAGACCGCGCCGCGGCGATCCAGATCCCGCCCACGACCACAAGGGGCCAGAGCGCGGCGGCGACGACAGCGGCGGTAAGAGCGGCGATAGCGCCAGGCAACCAACCAAGCGCCAGGCCGGGGAACTGGTATCTCTCAGCGGCAAACCACCACACGCCGAAGAAGCAGATCAGGGCGAAAAGCGCCCACGCGATCAGCGCTCCGATCCCGTAGATCGTCTGCCAGTTGGTCAGAAACCAATCCGCCAATGTCGTCCCTCCCCAAGGTTCAGCCGACATTCGGCTGTGAATGTTTTATCCGCCCGTGCCGGTGCGCTTGAAGCTTTCCAAAACCTTGAGGGCCTGCGCCCGACTCTCAGTCGGGATGTCCGCCCAGATGTCCAGAATGTCGGTTGGCAGGTTTTCGGGGTCGTGCTGCATGATGTAGCCGACCGACGTGTTCAGCGCTTCCGCCAGCTGGGGAAGCCACTTGTCCGTAAGGCGACGGGCGCCGGTCTCCCAGTGGCCGATGCTCGCGACGGAACAGCCGACGATATCCGCCAGCTCCTCTTGGGTCATGTGCCGGAAGGTCCGCCACGCAGCCAGGTGGTTAGGATAGGCTTGTCCGTTCATCCCTACATTGTGGAGCGATAGGCTCGGGCCGTCCTCGGCCAGAATGTAGAATTCCGGCTTGTGCTCTAGGTCTACAAAGCGTAGGCTTCCGGCATGTCCAACAACACTGTCCAAGCCATGATCGGCGCGGGGCTTTCCAAAAGCTTCGCCTACCACGTCGCCAGCGGGGCGCGCTCGATCAGCGTGCCTCTGGCGCTTTGGCTCCACGAGCACGACGGGCTGAAGGTTGGCCCCCTGATAGGGAAGACCCCGTCTCAGATAAGGGCGCTTCGCTCCGTTTACGAACCCAAGGCCCCCGACAGCGTCGTGCGGCGCCGACAGCGGAACTAGGCCCGTGTTCGGGGGGGCTTCAGACATTCAGATCCGGTCGGAGAGTGGACGCTCCGGCTCGGCCAGACCCTGCCGGTTTGTACCCCTGATCGGCAGGGTCGCCCCCCGCTTTGGCGCGGTAGGCCCTCGCTACACGGCGCAGGCTTTCCGCCACCTTGGGTTCGGACTGATCCGCCAGGGCTTCGCACCGCGCCGCGCCAGCAGCCCACTCGGCCGAGCTGATGCGGGAAGCGGGCAGGGGATCACGGCTCGCGGTGCGGGCGACGAAGTCCACGTAGATCACTTCGCCGCCCGTCGCGGCGTCTCGCTGTCTGTCCATGGCGCTGTTGTGCACCTGCGAACGGCAAAGCTCACCGAAACAATCACCCCAGAACGTTGCATGAACAGGAGCCCGGCATGAGCGTGCCCGTCATCAAGTCGCTAACCAAGCGCATCCGCAAACGTATCGGCTCGTCTGAGCTGGCGGCCATGGCCTGCGGACTGTCGAACAAGGGCGCGTGGAGCCTCTACGAGAGCGAGAACCACCCCGACACGACCCTGCCGCTGCACCGCTTCCTTGAGTGCGCCAACGACGCCGAGAAACAGGCGCTTATCGACCTGATCAAGCTGACGATGGAGGGCGACGCGGCCCCCGACTGCGCCAACACCGAGGCCAGCGAGACGACCGAGGCGGCGGCCGATCTGCAACGCGCCGTTCGGGAGGCCCTGCTCGACGGCACCCTGACCCCGATGGAGCGCCGCACGATCACCGAGCAGGCCATGAGCGTGAAGGCCAACGCCGATGACGTGATCCAGGCCGTGAGCGAGGGATCGTGATGTTCGGCTTCCGCAAAGCCCGCGCCCGTCTGCGCCTGGATGCTGCCAACCGCGCATTCGCCGCAGCCTACGCTGCCCGGCTCGCCGCCGAGGCCGAACCGATCACCCAAACCATCGGCCACACCCGCGCCGCGCTTCAACGCGCCCGCGCCGAGCAGATGGCCGCCGAGCTGGCCTACGCCGCGGTCGCTCCGAAACCCCTTCACGCCTGATCCGAGAGAACCCCATGACCGATACGACATTCGACGCATCACCCGATGTTCTGACATCCGCAGCCCAAGGCCGTCTGCGCTCCATCATCGAGCGCGTTGAGCGACTTGAGGAAGACAAGGCCGCTGTCCTTACCGACATCAAGGAAGTCCTGAGCGAAGCCAAGGGCGAAGGCTATGACGTGAAGATCATCCGCCAGGTCGTCCGCCTGCGCCGCATCGACAAGGCCAAGCGCCAAGAGGCCGAAGCCGTCCTCGACCTCTACCTTTCCGCGCTCGGGGAGGTCTGATCATGGCCGGCAGCGTCAACAAGGTCATCCTCATCGGCAACCTGGGCCGCGACCCGGAGATCCGCACTTTGAACAGCGGCGACCGCGTCGCCAACCTGCGCATCGCCACCTCCGAAAGCTGGCGCGATAAGGCGTCGGGCGAGCGCAAAGAAAAGACCGAGTGGCATCAGGTCGTCGTGTTCAACGAGCACATCGTGAAGACCTGCGAGAACTACCTGCAGAAAGGCTCGACCATCTACGTCGAAGGCTCGCTGCAGACCCGCAAATACACCGACCAACAGGGCGTAGAGAAATACTCGACCGAGATCGTCCTGCAGAAGTTCGGCGGCGTCCTGACCATGCTCGGCGGCAAGCCGCAGGGTGAAGGCGAACGCACCCAAGGCGACGACTATTCGTCCGGCTCCTCCTCGGGTGGTGCCAACAAGCCGTCAGGTCCGCGCGAAAGCTACGACCTGAACGACGACATTCCGTTCTGAGGGCGCGGCCGTGACCCAGACAGTCAACGTCGCGTCCTGCTTCGAGCGCGCGGGCGGTGGATACACGATCACGTTTAAGATCGGGACCACGCTCCTAACGGCCGCATCCGACCAGCCTGTGCAGCCCGGCGCCGACGTGACTGTGCGTGACGGCCGGGTGATCGCATGACCGAGGACGCCTTGCAAAAGCTGGTCGTGCGCTTCCTCAAGATCGCAGCGCCCAACCTCGTCTTCTACCACCCGGCCAACGGTGGATTCCGCAACGTGAAGGAAGCCGCCAAGCTCAAGGCCATGGGCGTCAAGGCTGGGGTCGCTGACCTCGCCGTTGTCCTGCCTGACCTGCGCGCCGCCTTCATCGAGCTGAAGACCGCGACCGGCCGCATCAACGCCAACCAGGCCGAATTTCAATCCACCTGTGACCGCCTCGGCATTCCCTACGCCGTCTGCCGCTCCGTCGATGACGTAGCCGCGACGCTGACGGGCTGGGGCGTCCCACTCAGAGCCAGGAGCCCGGAATGACCATGCCCGCCCCCACACCTTGGGTGCCAGCCCACGACACCCTGATCCTGACCGAATGGGCCGCGGGCCGATCCGCCGCCGAGATCGTCAAGTCTTTCGCCGCCATCGGCGTCATCCGCACCCGCAGCGGCATCATCGGCCGCCTTCAGCGTATCGGCGCCCCCCAGCGCGATCCCGAAGTCCGCTACGTCAATCAGGTTCGCGCCAGCACGCTCAACGCCATGTCACGGCCAAAAGCCAAGAGCACGGTCAAGCCTCCGAAGCCACCGCGTCAGCAGCGTCCCGGGCTGGTGTTTGGCCCGGTCAACATTCTCGACAAGGCCGCGACCGAGAAGGCGATCAACACCGCCTACAAGGCCGGCAAGAGCGTCGAGACCCGTGTCAATGAGGGTTGCGGCGTCGATAGCCCCCACGCGCGACCCTATATGGACGCGCCGAGTGGTTCGTGCCGCTGGCCCTTGTCTGAAAAGCCCAACCTTCTCGCCTGCTGCAACCCGGTTGCCTCCGAGGGCAAGCCCTATTGCGCCGGTCATTCCGCCGCTGCCTACGTTGGCCGCAAAGGCCTGGGTACGGCCGGGTGGGTCGTCGGCCGCGTCAACAAGATCGAGCGCATCGACCTGAACGTGAAACCCCGCCAGCCCGCACCGTCTGATTGGGATGCGGCGAGGGCGGCGGCGTGAGGATTTCAGCCCGCTCCGTGGCCGAGTTCGTGGCCAAGCGCCACAACATGACATTCGCCCAGCTCCTGTCCGTTCGCCGGAACCGCGATGTCGTCCGACCCCGCCAAATCGCCATGTATGCGATCCGCGAGTTGTGTCCGCACATGAGCTTCCCGGCCATCGGCCGGATGCTCGGCGGACGAGATCACACAACCATTCTGCACGGCGTGCGCAAGATCGAGGAACTGATTCCGACCCAGGACCTGATCGACGCCGAGGTAAGCCTGACCCTGGCGCACTTCAGGAACATGAAGGAGCCGCCGGTTGATTTGATGCTCTCAGCACGCATCGACGCCACATCGAAGCACCTTGAGGTGCTGATCCTCGAGGCTCGCACGCGGGTGTCGGAAGCGCGGCTGAGCGCCTGACATGAGCGCCATCGCCTTCCTTCAACAGTTGCTGGACGCCGGCCTTCCGCTGGAGGCTGCTATGACGGCCGCCCGTCTGCACGAAGAGGCGATGGGCTCGGTTGTGCCGACCACCAAGGCAGCAGAGCGCACCCGGCGCTGGCGCGAACGGAACGCGTCACAGACCGTCACAGACCGTCACGAAACGTCACACGGTGACGCATGTGACGCAAACCCGCTCCCCCTCCCTTCTTCCCCCCAGACCCCCCAACAACCCACCCCCACACCCAGAGATATAACTACCCCCGCGCGTAAGGGACCGGATTTGGCCGCAGGATTTGCGGTGTTCTGGTCGGCCTATCCCCGCAAGAAATCCAAGGATGCTGCGGTCAAGGCCTTCGCCAGGGCCATGCGCCGGATCACCGAGGACGACCCGCTGGCCGTGATCCTCGCCGGGATCGAGCGGGCGCTGCCCGGCTGGGACGATCCTCAGTTCATCCCGCACCCCGCCACCTGGCTCAACGCCGCCGGGTGGGAAGACGAAGCCCCCACAATCCGCCCCGTCACCCCTCAGAGGCCCCGAAATGAACGCCCTGACCGCCACACCGCACAGCAAGACAACCTCGCCGCAGCTTGGACCGGATCTGAGCGCGCCTCTGAAATCGTGGCTGCTCGTAGAGCGTTCGGATCACCAGTCGATTGAGACGATCCGGCGCTCGGACATCCTGCGGGCCGAGGCTGAACAGGCCATGCCAGCGCTGAGGGAGGCGGCTTTGACCCCGGCGACCGAGGACCAAATCCGCCAGATCATCGGCGCCCGGTTCGCCCTGTTCCCGCAGCCCCAGCGCAATGATGGCCAGTGGGCAGCATGGTGGGCCGACTACTATGACGCCCTGCGCGGCCTGACCCCGTATGCGGTCGAGGCTGGCATGGCGGCCTGGGTGCGGTCGCCCGAAGCCGAGTTCATGGCCAAACCGGGCAAGCTGCGCGAGCTGGCGCTGACGGTGCCGAATGAGAACGTCTGGGCCAGGGCGCATCACCGAGCCCAAACCGCGTCTAGGCCGGTTGCGTCGCAACAAGAGCCAGCAAAGCCAGAGCCAGAACGGGAACGCCCCTCGCCCGAGGCGGTGAAAGCCATGCTGGCCGACTTCCGCCTGAAGATGGCGGAAAAGGACACCTTCCGCGACATCCGCGCCAAGATCCGCCCCAGCCCCCAGGCCCGCGTGGACGAAACCGGCATCAGCGCCGAGGCCCGCGCATTGATGGCGAGGCACGCATGACCCGCGAGGACCTGATCGACACCCGCGCCCTGATCATCGCCGGCCACCTGAAGACCTACCGGGATCAGGTCGAAGCCGAGCCGATCATGTCGGAGGCCAAGGCCGCAACACACGCCTATCGCCATGCTCGCAAGCTGGCCACGGCGATCACAGACGACGATGCGCGGATCGCCCGCGTAGCCAAGGGGAGAGTGTGATGACCACGATGCTTGAGCGGGCGGCTAGGGCTGTAAACGAGGGCGAGGCGCAATGGGGCCTTGAGCCGACCGGAACCAGATCCGAAATGATCGCCCGCGCCGTCCTGATGGCGGTGAGGTGCCCCACCACAGGAATGAGGGACGCTATTGGCTGGAGCGACTATGACATTCTGGGGTGGGTTGAGGGCATCGACTCCATCCTGAACGAGGGGGCAGCACATGGCCAAGCGTAAGAAGCCGACCGATCCGCAGGACGCCGCCCGCCACCGTCGCGAACGCGAGGAGAACCGGCAGGAGGTAGAGCGCCTGTCGGTGCAGGAGGGCGTCGCCCTGAACCTTGAGCCGCGCACCAAGCGCCTGCTGTCCGCCCGCCGCCTCGACTGCTTCGCTCTGCTGCTGAAGGATGACGCGCACGCCGAGGCCCGATCTGCGGTGAACTGGCTGGAGGAGCTGATCCGCGACGCCTCAGGCGAGAACACGCAGGAGCGCCGGCCCGACTTCATCCGCGCATCATGCGAGGGGGCGCCAGGCCAGAACGTCACCCAGCGCATGATCGAGGCCAGCCGCACGTTGGAAGTGGTCGAGGCCAGCCTTCGCCCATGGGAGGCGCGGCTGCTGTTCGAACTGTTGCGGCCCGATGAGGCGCTGATCACTCGCTGGCGGGACGTGGTGAAGCGCGTGACGACCGCGACCACGCCGCAGCGGCAGGGGGAGAGGGTGATCGTCGCCTGCGAGAGCCTGATGTGGGTCAGGCAGAACGCTGTCGCCCTGGTGAAGCAGCGGCAGGAGGCCCGCGCCGCATAATCTAGCGGGTTTCCGCTTTTGTTCTCACAAGGGGTTGACGCGTACGCGATAAGGTGGGACAAAAGCCAAGGTCGCTTCGCGCGGCCACGGTAAGGCTCTGCTTCGGCGGGGCCTTTTCCAATTCAGCTTCGCCCGAGCGGGCATCACAAACGCTCCCATCTGAACGATAGCGGCGCCAAGGGCGCGCAACGGGTCAGATGTGAGCGATCCCTTCGCCCCAGCCGCAGCGGACACGCAGCCTCAGCATCTGAACCCGAGCCGCAGTGCGCGCTTGGGGCGATATCCGTGCATCAGGCCCGTATAGCCTGACAGGTTGAGTTGAGCCCTGAGAAAGCTCGACACCCCAAGGATATTCCTCATGCGCGCCACCATCACCGAAGCCTGTTCGCCCGCCCCGCTCGGCGCTGTTGCTGATGTCACCAGAGAGATTCACGACGTCGCCCGCATTATCGAGAACACCAACGAGAGCTTCGCCGCCACGTATGGACGTCTGGCTGGCGGCTATGCGACCAGCGGCCAATGCGGCGAGGCGGTCCCGGAGCCTATGGGCGAGCTTGGCGCCTTGAGAGAGGCTGTCGATCGCATCCGTCGCGCAGTCAACGAGAACAGCGATTTCGTAGGCCGCTTCGGCGCCCTCTGATCTTCATCCGCGCCGTTCCTTCCCTGGTCTGGCCAGAGTGCGCAGCAGGGCAAACACGACGGACCTTACAGCGAAAAGCAACCGGGGCGCGGGTGGTGAGAGCCACGTGATAGCCGGGAAGGCCGTAACACTCGACTACCTCAGGAGGGCATGACCCATGCGGATCACCGTCCTTCGTCGCGGCGGCCTGTCGGTCTACGGCGGCAGCTACGACACGCGTAAGAATGCAGCCATCGCGGACGTCGCCACGACCCAAGCAGTCGAGGTGGTTTTCCCCGATGAGATCCAGGCCGTCACCGTATCAAGCGACGGCGCCACAGCAACCACCCCCACAGTCTCAGGCAAGAAGGCCAGCTTCACCCTTTCGGGCAGCGGCGCCGTCAGCCTGATCGCCACCATGGGCGACGAACGACCGGCCGTTCGGATCGAAACGCCGAGACAAGGCGGCAATGACTATGGGACGGCCTAGCGACTTCACCCCTGAGATCGCCAACGAGATTTGCGAGCGACTGTCCAAGGGCGAAAGCCTGCGGTCGATCACCGGAGCCGAGCGCGACGACTTCATGCCCTCTGAGACCACGGTGCGCCGGTGGCTAGCTGGGGATGAGGATTGGAACGCAGAGTTTCGGCGGCAATACGCGCACGCAAGGGATTGCCAGGCCGACACGCTGTTCGAGGAAATCCTTGATATTGCCGACGAGCCCTGTCTCGACGCCATCGCGGTTTCTCGGAATAGGCTTCGCGTCGATGCCCGGAAATGGGCGGCGTCCAAACTGGCTCCGAAGAAATACGGCGACAAGGTTGCGCTGACGGGCGGCGATGAGACCGATGCTCCGATCAAGACCCAGGCTGAGGTGCTGTTGCGGTTCGTCAGGCCGGGCGAGGTCGAGCCCGAGTGAAAATCCGCGCTGAGCTTCCGGCATGCCTGGAGTATCCGCTTTTCTCGCCTATAGCCGATGATGGCTTTCCGGTTCGCCACAGGGCGTTGCACGGCGGGCGCGGATCGGCCAAGTCGCACGGCTTCGGTCGGGGGCTGCTGGTTCGGGGCTTCCTCAAGCCGGAGCGCATCCTGTGTGCGCGGGAGATACAGAAGAGCATCGAGGGCTCGGTCAAGGCGCTGCTGGATGATCTGATCCCGCAGATGGGGTTTGGTCCGACCAACGGCGACGGCTTCTATCACTCGCTGCAATACGAGATCAGGGGTCGCAACGGGACCTCAGTGGACTTCACCGGCTTGCGGACCAACATCGACAGCGTGAAGTCCACTGAGGGCGTCACCATCGCCTATGTCAACGAGGCGCGGACGGTCAGTCAGAACAGCATCAAGATCCTGACGCCGACCATTCGGGCGCCGGGCTCTGAAATCTGGTGGGACTGGAACCCGGAGAACGACACCGATCCGGTCGATGTGATGTTCCGGGGCGGAACGCCGCCGCCTGGTTCCATCGTTCGCGAGGTCAACTACACCGAGAACCCGTGGTTCGGTGAGCCGCTCAAGTCCGAGATGGAGTGGGACAAGGCCCGCGACCCGGAGAAATACACGCACGTCTGGCTGGGCGGATACAAGACCAGCTCTGAAGCCCGCGTCTTCCGAAACTGGCGCGTCGAGGCTTTCGAAACGCCGGCCGACGCCGTGTTCCGCTTCGGGGCGGACTGGGGCTTTGGCTCCGACCCCTCGGTTCTGGTGCGCGCCTTCCTCGACGGACGGACGCTCTACATCGACCAATGCGTCAGCGAGGCGGGCGTAGAGACCGACTTCGTGCCGTTCCTCTTCGGTGGGACAGAGGGCGACGACCTGAACCGACGGAATGCGCAGGCCCTGAGGGCGCTGAGCGAGGCGCAGAAGGCGCGCTGGACCGGCATTCCCCAGGCCACGCGCTGGACTATCACCGCTGACAGCAGCCGACCGGAAATGGTCAGCTACATGCGGCGCCACGGATTCAAGATCATCTCGGCCATCAAGGGGCCGGGGTCGCTGGAAGATGGCATCGAGTTTCTGAAGAGCTTCGACATCGTGGTTCACCCGCGCTGCGAGGCGACGGTCGGTGCTGAACTGCTCCGCTATTCCTACAAGACCGACCCGCTGACCGGCGAGGTCCTTCCGCTCCTGGAAGACAAAGACAACCACACCATCGACGCCCTGCGCTACGCGCTGGAGGCTTTGCGCCGCGCTGGAAAGCCCGCGCCGCCCCCGCCGCCGAAGACGCGAGATCGCTGGGACCGTGAGAGGGAGGCCGCACCATCATGGAAGACAGCGTGAAGGACGACGCCCATCTTGCCCGGTTGATCGGCTGGTTCGAAGAGGCCGAGGAGGCGACCCACAAGGCCAGGGCGTTGGCCGAGCGCGACCGCGACTACTACGACAACAAGCAGTGGACCGCCGACGAGCGCGCCGCCCTTGAGGCTCGCGGCCAGCCGGTCATCGCCTTCAACGTCATCAAGTCCCGCGTGGAATACCTGCTCGGCATCGAGAAGCAGCAGCGCCGCGACCCGAGAGCCTACTACCGCAACCAGCCCGACCAGCCGGCGGCCGACGCCTTCACCTCGGGTCTGCGCTTTGCCGCCGACACAGCCGACTTTCACGCCAAGCGGACGAAGGTCTGGAAGAACATCGTCATCGAGGGTTATGGCGGCGTCGAGCTCTACGCAGAGCAGGACGACATCGACTACGCCCTGAAGATGAACGTCATCCCTTGGGATCGGATCGTCTACGACCCGCATTGCGCGCAGGAGGACTATTCCGACGCCCGCTATATCGGGCAGGTGCGCTGGACCGATCTGGACGAGGGGATCGCCAAATACGGCGAGGAGGCCCGCAGCATCCTCGAAACCACGCTGGCCAGCTTCAGCAAGAGCGAAACCTACGACGACAAGCCCAAGTGGACCGTCTGGGCCGACAGCAAGCGCAAGCGCGTCCGCGTCGTCTCCATGTGGTATCGAGAGGCGGACGGCTGGCACTGGTGCGACTACACCCAGGCAGGTGAGCTGGCCTCGGGTCCGTCGCCCTACGTGGACAAGCAGGGCCAGTCCTATTGCCCGATCATCCTGGAATCCGCGCACGTGGACCGGGACAACAACCGCTACGGCGAGGTTCGCCATCTGGTGGACCCGCAGGACGAGGTGAACAAGCGTCGATCGAAGGCGCTGCACCAGTCGGTGAGCCGGGGCGTCATCGCGGATCACGGCGCGGTGGACGACGTGCAGAAGGCCCGCAAGGAGTTGGCCCGCCCCGACTTCTACGTCGAGGTCATGCCGGGCGCCCGGTTCGAGGTCGTGGACGGCATTCAGATGGCGGCGGGTCAAGCCGCGCTGCTGAACGACGCCATGAGCTACATCCAGCAGGCCGGTCCCAACATGGCCATGATGGGCAAGGGGACGGAAGACCAGTCGGGCCGCGCCATCGAGGCGCAGCAGGCGGGCGGCATGATCGAGATGGGCGACCTTCTGGACACCCTGCGCCGCTTCGACCAGCGCGTGTTCCAGATGCTGGCGAACATGATGCAGCAGCTCTGGACCGCCGAACGGTGGATCAGGGTCACGGACGACGAACTGGCGCCGCAAGCGGTGGGCCTGAACGCCGTCCAGTACGATGAATACGGCCAGCCCTTCGTGGACAACCCCGTCGCTGAGATGGACGTGGACGTGATCGTGGCCGACGCGCCGCACGTCATCGCCATGCAGGGCGAGATGTACCAGGCCTTCATGCAGAGCCTGCCGCAACTGGCCCAAATGCCCCCGGCCTTCGCCAAGATCGCCATCAAGGTCAACCCGGCCCTCACGTCCCAGCAGAAGCGCGAGATCATCGACGCGCTGGACGAGATGGCCCAGCCCAACCCGCAGGCCCAGCAAGCGCAACAGGCGCAAGCCGAGGCCGTGCAGCAGCGCGCCGCCGCCGAGGTCGAGAAGATCCGGTCGGAGGCGTTCAAGAACATGGCCCAGGGCGAGGAAGTCGCCGCCCGCAGCCAGCCGGCGATCCCGGCATACGCCATCGAGCCAGTAGTGGCCTGATCCGACCGTCCCGGTAAGGACGAGCAGGGCTGAACGTCGAGAGACAGTGCAGCAAATATACCCATGACGGATACGAACCAGCCGGCCCTAGAGGCCGAGACGGCGGCGACTGGCCTCAGCGACATTCTGGAAGGCCAGTCGTCTCCTGCTCCACAGGAGCAAGCCCCGGCCCTTGCGGGCCCGGCGAATGAACCGGCCCCGGCGGTCAACCCGGAGGCTCCCAACGAGGAGCAGAACCACCCCTTCTGGTATCGCAAACGCCTGAAGGAGGTTGAACAGCGCGCCAAGGCGGCTGAGCGCCGAGCCGAAGAACTGGCCCAGCGTTCGGAGCAGCCCGCGCCGCAGCAGTTCAACGATCCGATGGAGTTCTTCCAGCATCAACAGACGGTCATCCGCCTGGACATGTCCGAAGGACGCTTCATCGACAAGCACGGTGAACAGGAGTTCGAAGCCGTCAAGGAATGGCTGGCCACCCGCCCTGACATCGAGGCGTGGGCCATCCAGCAGCGGCACCCCTGGGGCCAAGCCTACCAGCAGTACCAGCGCGAGAAACTCTCGGCTGAGATCGGTGACGATCCGAACGCGTGGCGAGAGCAAGAGCGCGCCAAGCTTCGAGCAGAAATCCAAGCGGAGTTCGGCGGCCAGCAGGCCCCGATGACCCCGCGCCCGAACATCCCGGCGCCTGCGTCCGGTCAGAGGTCTGCTGCCCCGCGCAACGGCCCCGGCTGGTCTGGCCCCAAACCGATCGGGGAAATCCTCGGTCGCTGACCCTGAACAACCGCCGCTGTGAAGCGCCGTATCTCATAGAAAGACACCACCACCATGGCTAACACCGTCGCCGCCACCGGCCTGACTGTCCAGCAGTGGGAAGACAAGTTCTTCACCGAGTACCTGCAAGAGCTTCCCATCAAGTCGATGATGGGCTCGGACGAAAACGCCGTCATTCAGGTCAAGGAAGACCTGACCAAGAAGAAGGGCGATGTCATCACCATCGCTCTGGTGAACCGCCTGACCAACGCCGCCGTCACGGGTTCCAGCACCCTGGAGGGCAACGAAGAGGCGCTGGACAGCCGCTCGCACGACATCACCGTCAACAAACGCCGCAACGCGGTGCGCGTGGCCGAGATGGAAGAGCAGAAGTCCGCCATCGAGCTGCGTCAGGCCGGCCGTGCTGTCCTGAAGGACTGGGCCATGGAAGACACCCGCGATCTCGTCATCAACGCCCTGGGTTCGATCAACGGCGTCGGCTTCTCGGCTTCGACCGAGGCCCAGCGCGACGCATGGCTGGTGGACAACGCTGACCGGGTCGTCTTCGGCGCGGCTGCGGCCGGGCTGACCGACTTCTCGGCCGACGCCGCCCTGCTGGACACCACGGCCGATCTGTTCACCACGGCTGTGCTGGACAAGATGATCTACAAGGCCAAGACCTCCAACCCGAAGGTCCGCCCCGTGCGGGATTCGGGCAATGGTCGCCGCTACTGGGTCGTTCTGGCTCACCCGGCCGCGTTCTCGGACCTGCGCGCCTCGATGACCGCCACTCTGGCTGCAACCGCTTCCACGCTGGAGGGCTCCAAGCTCTTCGAAGGCGGCGACCTGCACTGGAACGGCGCCATCGTGAAGGAGTGCGACAACCTTCCGGTCTATACCAACCTGGGGGCTGCTGGCACGGCCGAGGTGACGCCGGTCTACCTGCTCGGCGCTCAGGCTATCGGCATCGCCTATGCCAAGCGCTGGCGCTCGCGCACCGAAGAGTTCGACTATGGCGACAAGCACGGCGTGGCCATCGACGGCATCTACGGCGTGAACAAGCTGCAGTTCGGCTCGGGTGCAGGCGACCGCGACGACCTGAAAGACCACGGCGTTGTGACCGGCTATGTGGCCACGACCGCCGCCGGCAACACGACCGGCATCGCCGCGTCGTAAGGATGGAGGGGAGGGGTTCGCGCCCCTCCCTTTTCCCCATGATCCGATACATCGGAGACCCCCTGAAAGACGGGGAAGGACCTGAGAGCGTCACCTACGCCGGGGTCGAGTTCGTGAAGGGCCAATGGCTCTCCCTGCCTGAGCAATACCCGGCCGAGATGGCTGCGCGGTTGGCTCGGCACACCCATTTCGAGGTTCAGCATGACGCGAGCGGAAGCGATCAAGCAGGCGCTGCAAAACCTGCGGGTGCTGGACGCGATCAGCAACCCGGCCGCCGAGGACGCGGAAAGCGTGGGCCAAAGGCTGGATCAGGAACGCGCGCGGCTGACTGAAAAGGGCCTGTGTTGGTGGGACGCCGATGCGATCCCCGATAGCGTGGCCGGCGCCTTCTGCGATCTGGTGGCCCAGCGCTGCCAGACCCTGTTCGGCAGGTCGTACGATGCAACCGGGGCTGAAGCCATGATCGCCGGGGCCAAGTCGTCGGCGCGTGTGGATGAACAGCGCGCGGTCTACTTCTGATGGCCCGTCGTCCGCTCCAGCTTGGCGCACAGTCTGGCGAGGCCGCTTCGCCTGTGGTTTCGGTCGAGCGCCTGGTCAACGGCTATCTGGAGCAGACGCCGCAGGGGCGTTCACCGACCCCGATCTACGGCACGCCGGGCCTGGCCCCATTCTCCACGACCGGTGCCATCCGCGCTATGCTGGAGGTCAAGGAACGCCTGTTCATCGTCACCACGCACCTGTGCGAGGTCTTCGCGGACGGCACGGTGACGATGCTCGGCGCCATCCCTGCGGGCGTCGTGGACATGGCGGGCGACGGCGTCAACGTCGTCATGACCGTGGCTACGGAAATCTGGCGCTGGAACGCGACGGACGGCGTGGTCAAGGTCACGGACCCGGATGCGCCGGCCGCCTCATCGGTCGAATGGATGAACGGTTTCTTCGTCTTCACCGAGGCCGGGACTGAACAATTCTTCGTCTCTCCGCAGGGCAACCCCGGTGGCGATTGGGACGCCCTGGACTTTGACAGTTCGGACGTGGTGCCGGATGCGCTGGTGAGAACCCGCCGCGTCGGGCGAACGATGCTCATGATGGGCCGCCAGTCGGTCGAGTTCTGGTATTATTCGGGCGACAGCGTCTTCCCGTTCAACCGCTACGCTGACGACCCTCTGGACGTGGGTCTGGCCGGCGTTCGCGCTGAAGCCTCGACCAACGAGACGCTCTTCTGGCTGGCCAATGACGGCACGGCGCGCCGCCTGGATGGGCGCACGGCCACGCGGGTGTCCACCTTCGCCGTCGAAGACAAGATCGCCAAGTGGGCCGACAAGAGCCTGACGGTCGTCACCTCGCATGTCTGGCAGGGCCACCTATTCGTGGTCTTCCGCAACCCCGACGGCTGCGTGGTCTGGGATCAGGCGACCAGCCTCTGGCATGATCGCCAGTCCTACGGGCAGGACACGTGGCAGGTCAGCCATTACGCCTTCGCCTTCGGGAAGCACCTGTTCGGTGGCGCCAATCTGTTCGAACACGCAGGGTATGACGAAGACGGCGAACCGCTGCCCTTTGAGATGATCACGCCCTGGCTCGACAATCAGGGCGAGCGCTTCTCGGTCAATGAAGTTGAGGTCAGACTGGAGGCCGGCGTGGGCTCGTTGACGCTGGACCCCAAGATCAGCCTGTCCCGCACAGAGGACGGTGAGGAGTGGTCGGCGCCTCTCTACCGCAGCTTCGGCAAGCAGGGCGAGCGCCAGCGCCGGGTGCTGTTCTCCCGCCAAGGCATGAGCCGGGGTTGCGCCTTCAAGATGCGCATCACCGATCCGGTCAAGCGCGTGATCTACGCCGCATATGCTGAGGTGGACTGATGGCGCTTCCCAAGCTTTCAGCGCAACAGCCCATCGTCACGTCTGACGGCAAGCCGACGTCCATCTTCCTCCAGTTCATGGAGGAGGCGCGCAACGGTCAGGCGGCAGTGGATGAGGGCCAGCAGGCCTTGATCGACGCCCTGGCCGCAGCCGTGGACGCCATTCAGCAGGCGCAGGCCGCAGCCGACGCCGCCGAGGCCGCCGCGCTCGCCGCCCAAGAGTCCGCCACTGTCGCCCAGGGATCGGCCACCGCAGCCCTGGAGGCGGTCGAGGAAGCCGACTTGGCGATCAGCAATCTCAACACCCGCGTCTCGGCGCTGGAGGTATGATGACCCATCGCGCAACGCTGGCTGATCTGGACAAGGTGGTTCGCCTCGGCGTCGCCTTTCACGCGGCCTCGCCCCACAACGTCGATCCGGTGGACATGGATGAATGGCGCGCCTTCGCCGGACGCCTGATCGAAAGCGGCGGGGTCTTCGTGTCGGACGGCGGCATGATTGGCGGCGCGATCTGCCCGATGTATTTCAACCCGGCCGTGATCTACGCCTACGAACTGTTCTGGTATGCGCCCGACGGATCGGGCCGCGCCCTGAACAAGGCGTTTCGGGAGTGGGCCAAGGAAGCTGGGGCCGTAGGCATCCAGTGGACCGCCCTTCACGACGACAACCTGCCCCGCGTGGACGCGATCTATCGCCGTTCCGGGGCCTACCCCACTGAAGTCGCCTACAGAGAGAGGTTCTGATGGCCATTGGAACACTAGCGGCCGTGGCGATTGGCGGTGGGCTTCTCGGCTCGGCCGCTCTAAGCTCCAGCGCTGCGAAGAGCGCCGGAAAAACTGTCGCCAACGCCACAGATCAGGCGGCCCAGCTGCAAAACCAGCAGTTTGAAAAGCTGCTCCAGCTCCAGATGCCGGGCTATAATCGCGGCGAACAGGCGTCGTCCGTCTACATGCAGGCCCTCGGCATCCCCTCGATGACGGGCCAACCCCAGCCTACGACCTACCAGACGCAGCCCGGCAGCAGCGTAGTCGGAGGAACTGGTTTTGGCGGCGGCGGCGCGGCGGGCGCGCCCTACCGGCCCACGATGACCGGACGGGTCAACTATCAGCAGGAAGTGCCGGAGACCTATAACGACGGCTACTCCCCATCAGCGGTCGCGGGGACGACACAGAACGGCGTAGCTACACAGGTCCCGGCCACTGCGCCCTCAGCCACCCCGCCGCTGAGCATTGCCGATCAGGTCATGCAGACGCCCGGCTATCAGGCCCAGCTTGATCAGGGCCTCAAGTCCATCGACCGCGCCGCCCCCCTCACGGGCGGCATGTATTCCGGCCGGCGCATGAAGGCGCTGAACGACTACGGCCAGAATACCTTCGGCTCATACTATCAGGACTGGATGAACCGTGTCGGCGGCGTTGCGGGCCAGGGCCAGCAGGTCGCGCAGAACGTCGGCCAGGCCGGGATGCAAAACGCGCAGAACGTCGGCGGGCTGATGGTGCAGGGCGCCAACGCCAAGGCGCAGGGCTCGCTCAACAGTGCAGCGGCCTGGACGAATGCAATGAACACCGGCCTCGGCATGGTCGGCGGCGCTAAGGGGTGGTTCTGATGGTTGATTACAGCGCCCCGCTCCGTGCGGCACAACAGGGCCTGATGACCGGCGTCCAACTCGGGGGCCGGATGCGGGAGAACCGCCAGAACCGGGAGATCGGCGGCCTGATGGCAGGCGGCGACTACAAGGGCGCCAGCGCGGCCGCCTTCACCGGAGGCGACCTGCGCACCGGCCAGGCCATCCAGGGCTATGAGCAGCAGCAGCAGGGCGTCCAGCGCGGCCAGAACATCACCGGGGCGCTCAAGACGGGCGACTACGCGGGCGCCATGGGTTTTGCCTCATCGCCCGAGGAAATGGCCCAGATCACCGCTTTCAGGGATCGGGCCACAGCCGCTGAAAAGGCGCAGGCCGCCGAAAAGGCCGGGCAGATGGCCGCCGTCCTCGGCGCAATCCAGTCGCTCCCTCCTGAGCAGCAGCTTGCCGCCGCGCAACAGTACGCGCCGCAGTTCGGCATCGATCCATCAGGGCTGACGGCTGAAACCCTGACCCCCCAGGCCTTAGAGGCGTATCGCATCCAGGCCATCGGCCTGAAGGACTACCTCAGCCATCAGGATCGCCGCGAAGACAATGCGCGGCAAGACCGCGTCGCAGAAGCCCAGATCGCCGCTACCCGCTCGCTAGGTACACAGCGCGAAGCTTCGGCCAACGCCGCGAACGCCCGCGCCGCCAAGACGCGGAGCGCACCGTCAGGCGGTCGTTCGGGCGGCCGTCAATCTGCACCATCCGCCGCGCCAGCGGCCCGTCCGTGGGAGCGTAAGTGGTAATGGCTGGACCAACTGAAGGACAGGTCTATGACGGCTACCGCTTCATGGGCGGCGATCCGGCGGACCAAAGCAACTGGCAGCAGGTTGCGCCCATCGACGTGTCGGCGGAATGGGGCGCAGGCGCTCGCCAGCTCCCCAACGGAACGATTGAGCGTGTCGGGCCGCGCGGGGGTGTCACCAAGGTTGGCGATGCATCAGCAGACGGCGAAACCGTCGCGAAGCTGACCGAGGGCCAAGGCAAGGCCATGCTCTACGGCTCGATGATGTCGGGCGCCGAGAAGGACTATCAGCAAGCCCGAAGCGAGGGCTACAACCCGGCTGGCATTCGCAACCAGATCGCTAACGCGGCAGGCGTGATCCCGTTCGACGGCGACTTCTTCGGACGCTTGATCCGCGACGACGTGTCCGACCGGGGCCGTCAAGCCGAACTGCGTTGGGCTGAAGGCAACCTGCGCCAATTGACCGGCGCTGCAGCCACCACGCCGGAAATCGAACGGGTCGCGGCCATCAACTTCGACCGGGGCAATGACCAACTGGCCGAGCAGCGCTACCGCACGCGCGCCGACACCTTCAGGGGCACGACCTACGCCGCAGGACCGGGCGGGGCTGTTCTAGGTGAATACCCCGGTATGCCCGGCGACCCCGGTCCCCTGAGCGAGAACGGCCTTCCGTCCTACCCCGGCATCGCCAAGCTGACCGAGGGCGTGCGCGAAACCCCGCTGCCGGAAGGCGGATACGGCGCGCCTGACCCCACGCCGGGCGCCAGCCCTGATCAGCCGTTCGACTTCGTCGGCGCCTCTCGCGAAGACACCATCGCCGCCATCCAGCGCGGCGGGTGGTTCCGTCAGGGTCCAGACGGCGAGCCTTATCAACTGCCGCCGAGCGCGCCAGAGTTCGGGCAGGAGGAGGGTGACCAGCGCGTAAGCGACGGCGTCTATGTGCGGCCCCAGAACACGCCAGAGGCTGCGGTGGCGGATCGCCGCGATGATAATGGCATCTTCCGCCGGATCGACGCAGGCGTGCGCGGCGCCGCCGATGCGATGACCTTTGGCCTGTCAGATGAGATCGCGGCGGCTGGCGATACGCTGATCGGTCGCGGCTCCTATCGTGAAAACCTGGACCGCCAGCGCGCCATTGATCGGGCCGACCAGCAAGATGTCCCCGTCTCGCGCGGCGCTGGACAAGTCGCTGGGGCCATTGCTGCGCCTGGCGCCATCGCATCGGGCAAGTTCGTAGCCTCGGCCCCCAAGCTCCGCTACGCCATGACGCGCGGCGGTGCTGTGGGTGCTGGCTACGGCGCGGCCTACGGCGCCGGCAACGCTGAAGGCGGCCTTGCAGAGCGTGGCCAAGGCGCATTGAGCGGCCTCATGACGGGCGGTCTAACCGGCGCGGCCCTGCCTCCGTTGGCGCGCGGCGTCGGCATGATCGCATCACCCCTCACGCGCCCGGCCGGAAACTTCATCGGGGAGACGCTCCAGCGCTTCCGGGGAAGCCCAATGACCGGCGTTGATCGCGCGGCCCGCGACCTGACCCAAGGCGTTAGCCTAGACGACATGGAGGCCCAGGTGGCTAACATGCGCCGCTTCGGCGCTGAGCCCACCATCGCGGACGCCGGGGGCTCGGTCGTGCAATCTCGCACCCGCGTCGCCGCCACCCGCCAGACGCCGGGCCGCCAAGCCGCAGAAAACTTCGCGACAGGGCGCCGGGGCGAAGTTCAGGACTTCACGCAAGGTCTGGCCCAACGCGTGTCGCCTATCGAGGCCACGCCCGCTCAACTAGACGAGGCTCTGACCGCCTATCAGCGCGACGCCTCCCGACCGGCTTTCGACGCGGTGCGCGGCGAGCGCGTCCAACTCGATCCGTCCTCGGTCATGGCCCTGCGCGGCGAAGAGGGGCGATCCGCCATTCGACAGGCCGCCCGCCTCTTTGGGTCGTCGGTAGACGAGCAGGAACGCAACGTCGCCGCCGAGCTGAACCAGCTGGCCGACACGCTGCTGGATCAGCCCAACACGGAAATCACCGTGGGCGCCGCCGACCTCCTGTCGCGCTATCTCGGCAAGGCTGGCGGAACTGACGCTAACGCACAGCGCGTCTTCGGCGCAGCGGGCCGAGCGGTACGCCAGAACGCCCGCGATCAGGTTCCGGCCTATGGCGACGCCCTCGAAGGGTACGCTCAGCGCGCCCGGCTGGGCGACGCTGTGGAGATCGGGGATCGCTTCGCGGGCAACAAGGGCCATCCTGCCGACTTCGTCCAGGCCGTGGAAGGCATGGACCCGGCCCAGCGCCAAATCGCTGCGGCGGCGGGGCGTGCTGGCCTGGAGCGCGCCGCAGGGACTGGACGGGGCGCCCCGGGCGTTCTCGACAGCATCGCCACTGACCGAAACATGCAGCGCAAGGCCACGGCCCTGCTCGGTCAAGAGGGGGCGGATGAACTACGCCAAGGAGCAGGCGTCGGTCGCCAGTTGATGATGACCGGCCAGAACGTCAATCCCCGCGCCGGGTCGAACACCTTCCTGAACAGCCAGGACGGCGAAGCCCAGAAGGCGGGCAACATCGTCGGCAACGTCCTGACGGGGCGGTTCGGTGAGGCCATCGGCGGCGCGATCGATCTGCTCAAGTCGCGCGGCATGTCCGACCAGCAGGCCGAGACGCTGATCAGCCTCGCCACCGATCCCTCGCGCACGGATGAGGTTCTGTCGATCCTGCGCCAGCGCGGATTCAGCCAGCAAGAGAGCTTGCGGCTGGTCGAACGCATGGTGCCGCAACTCAGCGGCGCAGCGGGGGCGGCTCAGGCGCCGCAACAGCCTCGGATCAGAATGGCAGGATGAAGTCGGTAAGCTTTCCGGCCAGCCACGCCACGCCATAGGCGCAGGGCAGGAAGATGGCCCAGGCCACCACGTGAGTAAGGATGCTCCAGCGGGACGTGTCCTGACCCCATAGGGCGTGCTTGGGTTTCTCGCTCATAGCGCCACCATAACACACCTCGCAGCGTCGGACGACGCCGCTTTCCCAAGACGGAGATACCCGATGGCGGCTGGTCGCATCATCGTGCCTAACTACATGCCCGCGCTGGATCTCAACGGGAACCCGTTGGGCGGGGCGAGGATCACCTTCTACCTCGACAAGACGACCACGCTGGCGACGACCTACGCTGATGAGGCGCTGACGGTTCCGCATCCCAACCCGGTCATCGCGGGCGCTGACGGTGTTTTCCCGACGATCTTTGCCGACATCACCGATTATTTCACGGTGGCGATCACGGACGCTGACGGCGCCCCCATCGGCGGACTTCGCAACCTTGACGGCGTCCAGGCGGCCGAATCGACAAACTACAAAGCCGATCTGGACGGCTCCAACGTCGAGGCGGATGCGTTTAGGGGGGCGATTGGTTCATTTGCAAGCCGTGCGGCGGCGATGGCGCATAACTTTGGCGCGGGCAACAAGCCGTCCGCGATCAGGCTGGACGGGTATGCTTCGGCGGGCGATGGGGGCGGGGCACTATATAAACCCGTCGCCGCAGAGCCCGCTCACATTGGTAGGTTCCAGTCTGCTGACGGGCAATGGTGGGAGCTAGCTGAGCGCGTGATCGCCCCAGAGATGTTCGGCGCGCCCGGCGGCACAGCTTCCGGCTCTGACCGAGCTGCGATGCAGGCGGCGCATGACGTCGCGCACACGCTTGGCGTCGCTATTGAACTTCCACGGAAGACCTATGACGTGGGGGCGGGCGTCACCCTCAAGGCGTCGATGCAAGCGCCCCGAGGCGCGAAGATACAGGGCGTGGGGCAGGTTAGCGTTGTCGGAGCGACGGGCGTGTCCGTCAAGGGGGTGAGCTTCGAGGGCAGGACGGCGAGCGGTTCTATTTCTGACGTTCTGATCGCGAACTTTCTGTTCGATGACTTCTCTTTTGACGGGGGAGACCTGATCAACGGGCGCGTGACGTTCAGAAACCAGCTGCGCGTCATCCGTCGCGGCGCTGTGTTCCGCAACTTCACCGTGAAAGCCGATTTCTCGGGCTTCGACTATGTCAACCAGCAGCTTGATCCGCTTTACTTCAATGGTTGGCAGCACGTGTCGGTCACTGACGCTAAAATCGTCTGCACGAACACGCACCGCGTCTTCAAGTTTAGCGACACTGAGGCGGTCGCCACGGAGGCTGACGGGGTCGGCGGCGCTACGCTTGTCTCCGAGGTGTCTCCCTATCGTAGTCGCTATATCACCTTGGAGCGGCTCGAAATCACGGCTATTACCACGTCTAATAAGCAGGTGTTCGATCTTTACTCTGGAACGACGGACTTCTGGATGAGCGACGTCGTTGTGAACGCTACCGGCTTCAGTACTGTCTTTGAGAATAAGACGGGGCGCTATTCGTCAGATGATACGCGGCTTAACACCACCCTGACCAATGTCACCATTGTAACAGATAAGCGCGCCATCAACCTTGAGGGGGCGTTCGGCAACACCATGGGTTCGCCTCCGGGTAAGTATGCCCTCGGCTATCAGGACGTCACGTATCGCAACACGAAAATTATCTACGTCGGGGACTCCGCCCCTTATAGCGGCGTCGCGATTGTGGATCACCGTTTCCTGCACTTCGTCGATGCGGACGGGCTGACGATTGAGAACAGGTCGGGGGCGGCGTTGGCGTTGCAGTTCATGGGCCTGCGCCTGCTTGGATGTCAGAAGCAGCGTCTGACGCGGGTTCGCTTGGAGCGCTGCAAGGTGTATCTTGGGACATCGCCGAACGACCAGAACTCTGATCTCCACACAGCCCAGCCGGAGTTGATCGAAATCTCCGACCTCTCGGGTGGAGACTATGACGCGGGCAGTGGCCAAGGGCTCATCACTCTGATGAACTTCGTCAGCCCTAACTGCGTGGTCAAGATACGCGACTGCGCGCAGGTCGCCACAAACGTCAGGACCGCAGCCCTCGGACTGGTTTGCGCTGCGGGCGTCACTGTTAACACTCTGGACGTTCGGGGGTGTGTCAGCCGCATGAACAACGTCGTTGATGACCGGGTGCTGATTCAGACCCTCACGGCCACAAACTACGTGAATGAGGGCAACTCATGGAACCGGATCGGCTCTGTGAGCGTCGCATACGATCCCCCCTCTCTGGCGGCCGGCGCATCGGATACGACGCAAACTGTCGCCGTGCCTGGCGCGCGGGCGCTTGGGGGCGACCCCCAGCGCGTGAGCGCCGCATTCAACCGCAATATGGGCGGCGCTGTCATCGATGCATGGGTCAGCGGCACTGATACGGTCAGTTACAGGGCGCGCAATCCCACGGCTGGGGTTGTTGACGTTCAAGGCGGAACCTTGAGGCTCACCGTTTTGGCCGACTTCTAAAGGCAGCCTCGCCACGCGCCTCTCACCATCCACCCTGCTTATGGAGGCGGCACATGACGCCGCCGCCGTCGAAGTCACGAAGTCCGCCAACTGCGCCAAGCTGTCGCCGCTGCTCGATCTCGGACTCGGCGGCGCTGGGCCGCTGACCTGTTCGGCCAATGATCTGGCGGCCTGCCTGCGCGCCAACGCCATGGCCCTGGCCGACATGGACGCCACCCTGCCCAACCTCGCCTTCAGCACGGCCCAGGTGCTGGAAACGATGAGCGACCGCATTCGATCGCTGGCGGCGCAGAACGCGGCGGCGCCGGAAGTCTGACGAACCCGGTTCGTCCCCTCCCTCAATCCATCTCGCAGGAGCCCGCATGTCAGCAGGCCACCACATCTCCACGCCCTTTGCGTCGTGGGAGGGCATCGTCACGCTC